AAGTTCATTACCGCTTGCTTTGGCATTTTCATAAGCTGCCTGCGCGTTATCTAGCGTTGCTTTGGCGTTATCTACTTTAGCCTGAGTTTCTTTGGTTACATTCGTTTTCAACCCATCACTAGCATCCGCCAATAGCTTTGTTGAATCGGCGGAAGTCTTATATACCGATGCGGATAATGCTTGACCCTCTGCCAGTTTGGTAGTCGCATTTAGTTCGGCTAACTTTGCTTCCGCTACTTTTATACTTGCGTCTGCCTCTAAACGCATTATCTCAGTTAGCTTGCCAGCGGCCTCAGCTTCTGCCAATTTTGCATTGGTTATCGCAATTGAATTTTCAAGCTCAGCCCGCTTTGCTTCAAGCTGCCTCAGCCCTATTTCGTTTTGAAGCTGTACTTGAACAACTGCCTCAGCAGTTGCCTCACCGTATTCTTTTGTTGCTGTAGCTAAATCTCCAGCAGCTTTAGACTGCGTCAACATACTCTTCAGGACAGTTTCCTGAGTAGTTAGGTTTAATTTACTTACCTTGTCGGCAGATTGAATTGAACCTACAACATCGCTAAGCGAATCGTTATAAAGCGCAGTTGCAACTGCCAATTCTGCGCGCTTGGCCTTAACCTGTTCAACTGTTGCAAGCCCTTGCCGCTCGGCCACTTCGTAGCTATGCACTGCAAATTCAGCGCTTTCCATCGCTAATTTAAGCTCGTCAACGGATGCGGAGTTATCCTTTGTCGTCTCGATCAGCAGTTGACGCTCGATAACGAGTTGTCTTGCTGCGTTACTAGCCTGCGCGCTTTGTTCTGTCTCTGCTTTGCTTTTTACAATCAACGCTTCAAGCGAATCAATTTCGGCTTTGATCGCTAGGTCGGTCAGCCCGAGTTGTTTGGCACTTGCAATCCGTTCTGCTTTTTGCGCCTCTAGCATTCTCAATTCAGATGCTTGCGACACCGCTAACTTTTCGAGCGCAGCCGCGTGCATCTCTGCCGCTTGCACACCCGCTGTTTGAACCGCGTTGACATCGCCGGTCAACTTGGCCATTGCCACCAGCGTGTCGCCTTCCTCTTTCGCAGCCTTGGCCAACTTACCATATGCCTCTGTTTGCAGACCCTGCTTGGCAATCAACTCAGCAGCCGCTACGTTGTACTGCACCATCTTGGCCGACGCATCGAGCGTTTTGTCACCGGCAAGTGCGGTGCTCAATGCGGTGAGTTTTTGCTCGGCTGACAGCGAGGTGTTGGCAGCGATTGACTTTGTAATCTCGGCTGTGTTTGCCGTCAGTGCTGCGGCGTGGGCCGTGGTCGCAGACGCTGCCGCAGCGCTCGGGTCAATGACGGCCACCAGTGCAGCGTTGCTGGCGTTGATACGGGTTGCGGCTTTATCTGCTTCCTCAGCCAAAAACTTGAACGCATCCTTGTCGCCCATGATGCGCGCAGCGGCAGCGGTCACGGCCTTGGCCAAAAATATCACCCCCTCAGATGCCAACGAGAACGACATCACAACCGTGCCGACAACTGCTGCCAATCCCTTCAGCCCAATCGTCAGGATTTGCACCCACCCCGCGTCGCCCGCGTTTTGCGATATGGTCGTCAGCGCGGTGCCGAAACGACCCCAGGCGGGAGTCAGCCCATCAACCTCACCGCGCATCGTCTCAAGCGCCTTTGTGAACGGCACAATAAAGTCGCGGGTAGCAAGGCCACCGCTGGATACCAGCGCGATCAACTGAGCCTCGGTGATGCCCATGCCCTTCGCTGCCAGCCCCAACGCTCCCGGCAAACGGTCGCCAAGTTGCTGACGCAACTCTTCCATGCTGACAGTGCCCTTGGATGCCATCTGGCCGAGCGCATTCAGCGCGCCCGATGTCGCCTCAGCCCCAAGACCCAACGACGCGCTGGCGGCGGTTACGGCGCGGAATAGAGCGTTGCTTTCGGCCATTGGTACGTTGGCCGATTTCATAGACGCGGAGAACCGCACGAACTCACCACTGAGCGCACCGAGTGACACACCGCTTTCGCTGGCCGTCTTGCGCAGAAAGTCAATTTGTTGCGCCGTCACTGCGGTGTCTTTGTAGATGGCATTCAGGCCACGGCGCATCTGATCGCCCTGCACTACCGCGTCAAGGAATGCTTGGCCCATCTCCTTGACTTTGTTGACAAGGTATCCCACCCCGTCAGCAACGAGGTTGCCGGCGCTTATCTGCCCAAGCGAGTTGCTGAGAATCCCCGCTGCCTTGTCACCCATGGTCATCGTGCCGTTCAACTGGCGCATTTCGAGTTCAAGCGCCTGTATCTTGGCCTTACCTGCGTCGAATGCACCCGACATTGATTGGCCGGTGCTGGTGGCCTGCGCCTTGACTGTTTCAAGCGCCGATTTAACGCGGTCTATGTCAGCCCATATTTCATCTGCTGAGCGCACATTCAGCGTATTGAATGCCGCTTGCGTTCTGTCTGCCGCTGCTTTAATTTGATTTAGTTCGGCGGTGATAAAACCCAATGTCTCTGATGCCTGTAACAACTTCTTTGCATCGGCTGCTTGCTTTTCAAATGCTGTGTTTGCGGCGAGTTGCTTTTCAGCATCGGAAAGCACCTCTAAGTTCCTGCGCAATAGGAACGCAGCCTCGTTAGCCTTTGACATGGCATCGGCCTCGCGCTGCCACTGCGCGGCACTTTCAATCGCAGCGAGTTGTTTTTCTGCTGCTGCCGCTTGATCGAGCGCCGTTATCCAGAACCGCACATATTCGGACGCTTGAACTAACTTGTTGGCTTGCTGCCATTGCTTGTCGAACGCAGTTGATGCGGCTAAATCAACCTCGGCTTGCCGCAGTGCGTCCGTGTCGCGGGCCATCTGCTTTATTACCCCGCTGGCCTGTTCCGCTTCACTACCGACCTTGTTGAGCGCAGCAAGCAACACACCCTCAGACGTGGCAACGTCCGTGGCTGACAGGCCGAGCGCTTCAGTGGCAGCAGCCGCTTCTTTGACAACTGACTCTTGCGCCGCCAGTGCCGCGCTGGTTGCCTTCACCGCTTTTTCAGACCGGGAGTAGGCTGATTCAGCTTTCTTTTGCGCTGCTTCTGCAACAGCGAGTTCGGCGTTGGCCTCGCGCTGTGCGGTGCGAAGTTCTACCAATGCGGCCTTGGCCGCGGTCTGTGCGTCAACCAGTGCTTTCTGATCGTCCCGGAATGCCTTGGTTTGCTTCCCGGCATTGTCGTAATCGGCCTTCAGCTTTTGCAGCGCGCCGGCTGCTTGCAGCGTAGCTACCTGACCCGCAGCCAGCGCAGCCGCAGCCTCTTGCTGCTTGGTCTTAGCCTCTTGCGTGGCGGTTTTCAGCGTGTCCAGTTTGGCCGACAAATCAGCGCTCGTCTTTGTCGCCTCGGCCTGCTTAGTGGTAAGTACCTCAGTCGCAGCACCCAAGTCTTTGAATGCGGTCAGCGCTTTGCTTTGCTCACCGAGGCGACCTACCTCGTCGGCCAACTTCTGAAACTCAGGCGCGGCATCCCCGCCCTCGGCAGCAAGACTTTGGATGCTTTTCTGCAACGACTTGATGCCGTCTTCACCGAGCGTGTCAACGCTCAAGGTCATTTTTACGTCACGATTTGTCGCCATTTGTCAGCCTTAAAAATGAAAAACCCGCCAAGCAGTTATGCGGTGGCGGGTTCGTGTGCGGGTGTGGCCCCGCCACTCCTAACTACAGTCAAACAACCGGGTCTTGCACAGTGACGGTGTATGGTTCGGTCTTGCCGGTGGGGGTCTTCAAGCGACCCTTGAGCGACACGTTGCCGAAGTCGTTGGCCAAAAAGTCAAACGCGCTGTCAGCGGATACCACAGCTTCCCACACGTCCACGGTCACCTGAGTACCGTCCGCTTGGTTAATACCATCGAACACCATGTAGGCGCGAACTTCGGTCAGCGTTGATCCACTGATGACCGTGCCGGTAGCAGCAGAGTATGCAGCGGTAATGTTCAGGGATGCGGCATCAGCAATTAGGCTGGCATCCAACACCTTAATCCAACCCAGCGGGCGGTTCAATGTGTAGTCGGTACCTTCAACATAGGTCGTCGTGCCACCTGTGTTTTCAACGGTGACGGTCGCTGCCAAGTTCTTTTTGCCGATGTCAACCCACTTGCCTTTTTTGATCGTCACCGGGAAATCGGTCAGCGTGCTTGATACTTGATTCAGCGCAGCCGAGGTGCCCAGGAATGCCATCACAAGGATGTCGCCGGTCACTTCAGACAGGTCAATCGTGAAGTCGGTCGGCTTGGCCAAGTTCACCGTGTCGAGCACTTGCCCGTAACTGTACCGGCCCTTGCTGGTTGCTTCCTTCACATCAACAGACGGTTTGATTTCAAACTTGTCTGCGTGGATCGGGCCGACCATACCTTGCGATACACCACCAACCATGCGGTTGATGTAAATATCACCAGCGCCCATAAAACTTCGTGCCGTCATTTGAGACTCCTAAAAAATGTTCATACGCCGAGTTGACGGCAGGGTTTACACGGCAGCAGTGTCACCGTTTCTGCGCTGCTTGTGCTGCGGCACAATTTCGCACCGTGCTATTTGGCAGGTAGAGCCGCTCTCGTTCTTTCAATGCCGTCTAGCAGCAACTCCCGCAGTTCGAGCAACCTCTCATGGGGTGCCAGCAACCCCTCAACAGATGTTGTTTCCAGGGCTGCATTGATGCCGTCTAGCGGCAACCACGATGTCCCGTTCCACATTGCCCACTCCCCGTCACCGTTCACCGCAACATACGGAAACAGCAGCGGGAAAGATTCAGCCGTGCCGGGATTCAACCAAGCGTACCCACGGTTCGCCATGTCTCGCAGAAAGTTGCTCATCAAATAATCCTCATGTTGGTTGTTAAGCGTCAACCAGCGTTTCAGCAAAGGTGACATTGAAGTGAACCACGGCAAACACGATGGCAACACCATCAGAGCGCGGGCCGATGTCCCGGCCCGCGTAGCTGATATTGGCCACACGGCCACCCATGCGCGCACCATCCTTGAACAACACTCGCTTGATGTCTTTGAGCACCAAATGCGCTGCGTCGTTGGGGTTGTCCGGGTCGCATTCGACATACCCACCGCACACATAGTCCTGCACGATCTTGATCGCATCACGACCGGCGCTGTCACCGGGCCTGTCCTCGCCCTCGATGATGATCGCGCACGGCACCTGTTCCTCAACTTTGCTGCGCTTGCCCCGGTACACGCGCAAGCCAATGTCGGTGTTGTACCCGTTGGCGACGGTGATGCCCGACAAGAGTGTTGTCAGGTACTCAGCGATGTCGGATGATTTTGTGAAAGGTGTTGTCATGTGAGAATCTTTTCCATTGCCGCTTGAACCTGAGTGGCCAGCGCTTGTTCAAGCATGTCCTCGGCATCTCCCATCAGTGTGCCGTTGAGTTGGTATTTGAATAGCTGATACACGGCGGGGCCGAGCATGACCCGTGGTTTTTCGGCACCCGGTGCGCGGGTGAAAACAGCAAGCCCGTTTCCCCCCTCGACCTTGCCAGCTTTCAGCGGGAGCATGAACGTCTTGGGGAATCGCTCTCTCCCTGCTTTTGTCACAGCAACGCTGGTGCCGTACTGCTTCATACCCTGCGGTATGCCAATCTTCCCGTGGTTACGGTTCGGCTTCGTTGTGATGCGCGGCACCAACAACAGGTTTGCGCCAAAATTCCTGAGTAATGTTTCATTGCCCTCGGCAAGCACAGAAGCTACCGGCTTGCCGGATGTGGCCGGCGTTACAACCATCTTTCGCCGCAAGTAGGCATCAGTCAAGTTGATGCCGTCGATCATGCGCTTGCGAGACAAGTCGTAAGCCTCACCGACAACTTCATTCAGCGATGTGACTATAGCTTTGCCGATTGCCTCACCAGTTAGTTCACCGAGTGCAATGCCGCGCGCGGTCAGCGCGTCAGCATCAAAGTGCAGCGCGTATGCCATCAGGCAACTTTCAGCACGATGAACCGCTTGCTGTAGCCGTTCTGATCCACGTACTTGTCCAACTTGTAACGCTGTCCCCCGGCGACCATTGTGAAGGTCTGACCGAGCACCGGATTGACGGTGTTGGCGATGGTAGCCACGTCTTTTGCCACAGTGATGTCGCCGCGATACTGTGCAGCTTCGTGGTCGATACCGGCGAATTGTACGTCATTCTCAATGTTGATCTTGCAGGGCACGACACCATTAAAAAGAGCATCCTCACCGAGTACAGCGAGGATGCTCTGTGTCATGCGCTCGAAAGCGCTGATCATGCTTTAGCTCGCTGCGGCAGATACTTTGATCGTCGCTTCGGGCAACGTGTTCAAGTGCAGCGGGTTCGACTGGCTGTAGAGTTGCACGCCCACGTCAAAGCCCATCACCTTTTGCTTCAAGTAGTAGGGCAACCCTTGTGTGTTGACCGTCTCCATGAAGTTTGCCGGTGCGTAGGCAGTCTGGAACATGCCGGGGACACCAACCGGGTAGGCATAACCCAGGCCGTCAGCAATGAAGTCGCCAGCGTCGGTGCCGCCAATGTACGGCTGGAACGTAATGCCACAGAAGTTGAATTCACCGTCCACTTGCGACTCGCGCAGGAACTGGCCGTTGTTCCACAGGTCATAGGCTTTCAACACTTTGGCATGGCCGATCAGCTTGTCAAAGAAACCTTCGGACACTTTGACCTTGACACCGGACACAGAGCGCCCGCCCATCTTGCGCTGAATCAAGCGCTTGAGGTCGATACACTTTTGCTTCACATCGGTAGCAGCGTTGGACAAGTCAAAGAAAACTGTCTCTTGCGTGAAGCCGAAAATCGAATACATGTCCCACAGCACGGTCGAACCATCCGCATCCAGCACTTGCCCTTTGAGTGCGCCCATGCGCTGATATTCGAGGGTCAAATCGAGGTTGTTTTTCATGACAGTGGTCTTGCGAGTCACCAGATTCATGACCGAATCGACTTCAGACTCTGTGCCGAATGCGCGCACGCCTTGCACCTCGTCGGCCATGATCGAACCACTTTGGGGCAGATGCACCGCAGCGACAGGGATCAACTTGCGACCAGTCAGGCTGACAGGCTCAGGGATGCCGCCACGCGGCGCGGTGGGCACCAGTTTGAGCGCACTACCTTGGCGCTCGATCATCATAGTCAGAGAGTTGATGCCGTACTCTTGGAACAAACCCTCGTCACCGAGTTGTGTCGGCACGCGGGGGATGTCCACAATCACTTGCGACAGCGCAGAGAGGCTGAAAGCGTCGTTGTTAAAAATGTCAAGGGTTGCCATT